ACCGTCGATTTGAAAGCGGTTGTTATGTGTTTACAATTGGAGAAATGCATGAAATCAAAAGAGTTTTTAACAAAGACATTAAGTGAAGACCCTACAATGCATACAGCTAAGATGATGGAAAAGTATGCAAAACATATTATCGATGTTAATTTTTGTGATGGCTCACCAATTGACTTTAAAAGTATGACTATAGAGCAATTAGAAAGAACGCATGAAAAAATAAGTGCCCTTGTTGAATGGGTTAACACATAACCCCACGGTAAACGGAGAACGAAAATGAACGAAGTGAATTGTAGTGAGTCCGACGCAGCGAAGCGGAGTGTATTTGACCGTTTTGTTATGTGGCTTAAAGGCAAAGAAGATGGTCACGCATGGGTACAATACAGAAAGAAAACAAGGGGTCTTATTTACTATTGTAGGAAGTGTGAATGCGGTGCAGAACAAGTTAAAAGCAGCGGCGCTTTAGGAGATGGTAAGTGGAGAGATATTAGTGCGCCTTGGAGGTGGGATTGGGAGCTGGAAGATTTTAATAATTCAAAAATAATTGACACATAACACTGCAAAACAAAGGAATCTCCGTTATCAGTAAATAACCGAGAACAATGGATTCCTGTATATCAACTATGGCGTATACCGCCGGGAGAGAGTAATGAGTAAGATCGGTGTAGAATTAAAGATTGATGTAACAAAGATTGATAAAGCGCTTTTGTTTTCAGGTGCTAAAGGTACATACCTTGACGCAACAGTGTTTATTGATATTGACAACAAAGATCAGTATGACAACAACGGCATGATAACGCAAAAAGTGCCGCAGGGTGGCGAAAAGAATAGCGGCGCTATACTTGGTAACTGCAAGGTTTTCTGGAGTGATGGCGCACAGCAGCCAGTACAACAGGCACAGAGACCGGCGCCGCCGCAAGCACAGCAGAACCCACAAGATTCATTCGATGACATCCCATTTTGATGCTACAATAGATTTTCCCCTCGGCTGTTATAGCCCTTAGCTCACTTCGGTGGGCTTTTTTTTGCTTAAAATTTAGTTGAAATGAGTACTTGACAGTTACGCGTAACTACGTATAATAGAACACATACACAAGCAGAGAGAGATACGAAATGAGCTACCCAAGAGAAATAGATCGCAACGACTTAAACAAGTACCCAAACATGGTTATCACGCAGTGCGGAGAAGAGAACATTTACTTTACTCACGAAGGTGTTAGCTACTTCTGCAAGTGCTTATAAGTATGCGCTTTAAAAGATGCCTGCGCTGCGGGAAAGCCAAGGATGGTTACAGTTTTAGACCCGGGCAAAAAGTTTGGGCGCGGATCTGCATTGTATGCGAGGCGACACCAATAGGAATAATACCCAATGGATAAATTAATAAGAATAGAAGTTTTTGACCGCTTAGATCGATATAAATATGGATGCAGTGAATGCTGTTTTAATGCTAAAGATAGCATATCTTGCAACAAACCAGACGATCTTGAATGCAGTGAAAATGGCAAAGAATACTATTTTGAGGAGAGCGATAATGCCGCTAACCAATGCAAAGAAACAAGAGCTTCATCGCAAACAAAGGCACGCTAACGGCATGAAAGAAGTTAGACACCTGTTTGTACCAACTAAGCACTACGAAGCCTACAAGCGCGAATTAAAAGCCGTTATCAGCGACATTAAGATAGAAAGCTGCTTCTCATGTGATAAAGACTTTGTATTAGAGCATTACAACGAACGAGAAGAAGGGTATTTCTGTGATGAGTGCCTTAATTCTAAAGAGACGTTTTAATAATTGATTAGGTGAAATAATGAATCGTAGACGACTACAATGGCTGTACGAATGCGTAGCCAGAAAAAACGACGTAGCTATAGAAATTGCAGATCACATCGAAAAGCTGGAAAAGGCATTGAGTGACATCAAGCAGCATCAAGAAATAGTTGCAGGTGATGGCGCTAAACTTTCGGCAACGTGGAATATTGCAAATAATGCGTTAATTGAGGTGAGACAATGACTACAGATAACCAGCCAACAAAACCCGAACTCATAACCGCTCTGCGCCAGTTAGCAGACGACATGGAAACGATAGGGGCAGCCCTAGACTACTACGGCGGCTTTGATTATCTGCTCGCTGAACACGGCAAAGAGATTCTTGGTGCAGCCCTAATAGCTAGGGGATGGGCTGATGGTATGGAGGGTGAGCATGAGCTGGGTGATAGTTAGATTAAGCGATAACGAGGCAGTGTGCGAGCTAACGAACTATGAAAACGTGCTAAAGCTGAACACTGAAAAATACAAAGCTGTACCGGTCCTAAAGTACTTAGGCGAGTTGAACAGAAAAATAAAAACGGAGAGCATCAATGCAAGTTAAAAAATTAAGCGATTTACCAATACCGGCAAGACAAACAACGGGCGCGGCTGGGTACGATTTACAGTCTGACAAGGATTTTGTTATAAGCCCTATGCAACGCGTATTAGTGCCTACTGGCTACGCGTGGGAAATACCTATGGGTAAGGTAGGTATAATTAAAGATCGTAGCAGTATGGCCTATAAATATGGCATATCAACGCTTGCAGGTGTTATCGACTCAGACTACCGTGGCGAGGTTAAAATATTATTAATAAACCTTGGTAACTTGGCGTATAAAGTATCTAAAGGCGACCGCATAGCTCAAATGGTTATTGTTGATCATTATAGCGATGAGTTAACCGTTGTAGATGAGCTTGGCGGTGAAGATAGAAATGGCGGCTTTGGGATTACTGGAAAGTAGCTTTACAACAAAAACAGTTATAGTATAATAAGCACATCGCCGTACTCCGAGGCGTTTTAAGTATCGGAAAGTAATACCAGTGTCGAAAACTGGCGGCTCGAAAGAGCAAATGAGCGGTAATAAGGAATCTTATAGTTTGTCCCCTTGTTGCCTATTCTAAACCTCCCTCGGTTAACCGTTCGCGGCAATTCGACCAAGGGGGCAAACTATAGGGTTCCTAATGCACTACTACAAATTCAATATAGCTGGCTGGACACTAAGCACTGCACACCTAAGTCTTATTGAGGAGGCTATTTATTTTCGTTTGATCAACTATTATTACGACACTGAAAAGCCTATTCCAGTTGAAACCCACTCGGTTTTTCGTCGGTTGCGAATGGCTAGCGAATCGGATACAGCAAACAGCATACTTGAGGAATTTTTTACTTTAACCGAAAAAGGTTGGATTCAATCTCGCTGCGAAGAAAATATAAAAGAATATAAGAAAACAGCAAAGAAAAATAAATTAAATGGCTCAAAAGGCGGTAGACCAAGTAAAGCCAAGGCTTACAGCGTAACCCAAAATAAACCCACTGGGTTAGATTCGGTTAGCCAAAATAACCCTAACTATAAACTAAGAACTAATAACCAAGAACTAAGAACTAAAGAAAATAAGAAGACTAAAAGATTCTCCCCCCCTACTGAGCAAGAGCTAACAGACTTTATGATTTCAGTTAATTGGCCTGCAGATAATGGAGCAACTGCTAGGGCAATGATCGACTACTACGCCCAGCAAGGATGGAAGCTATCTAACGGAAATATGATGAAAGACTGGGAGGCCTCGGCAAGAGGGTGGTTACGTAATCAACAAAAATGGGATGCTAAGAAATGAAGACTTTTTCACTAGATGCAGAAAGAGCAGTTGTAGGCGCGATTATGCTTACAGGAGAAAAGGCGTTTAACCAAGCTTCTCAAAACGTATGCGCAGATGACTTTTATGACGAAACAAGCCGGATTGTTTTCATGGCGGCTGAAAAAGCTATTGATAGCAAAATGCCTATTGACCCAATAAGTATATCGGAGCTTTTGAGTAAAAATGATCTTGATATAGTTGGCGGGATGTTTGGACTGTCTGAGTTATGCAGGGTTCCAAGCTCTTCAAATGTTAGTGCTTACTCAAGAATAGTTCTTGATCAGTCAAGCCTTAGACGGCTTGTTAATACTGGATCAAAAATAATAGCTCTTGGTGGAGAGGACGACAGCACGCAAGAAAAAATGGCTAAAGCTCAAGAGTTGGTTAACGACCTTACAAAAACCCAAAAGACTGACGACAAGGATAGCTATCAAGCAACAAAAGAGTTTGCAGAATGGATGAAGCGAACAGACTCAGAAACAAAGAGCGGTTTTTTTGATGAGCATACAGGCGGTTTGTTTAGTGGGTTAATTGTCATTGCCGCAGGAACTGGTCAAGGTAAATCTACCCTTGCGCTGAATATCGCTTACAACCTGAGAAACAGCAATATAGCTTATTACTCGCTAGAAATGCCAGCAGCTCAACTAATGGGACGAATGGCTAGCAACCATTCAGGAATAAACTTTAACAAGATACGCGACAAAGATATGAACGAGGGTGAATGGTCTATTTTGCAAAATACGATTAAAAGCATTCGAGATTCAAGCATTCGGTTTATTGATAACGGTATTCACATAAATCAGCTTTGCGCCCATGCTAGATCAATGAAGAATAACAACGGGCTAGATTTGATTATCGTTGATTATATACAGCTGGTCGGATCGGACGGGCAGTCAAGAGAGCGAGAGGTGGCAAACATAACTAGAAAGTTAAAAGGTTTATCTATGGATTTAGATGTACCTGTAATCGCCTTGTCTCAGCTGTCCCGGGATCATGAGAAGCGAGCCAACCCAAGGCCATGCCTTAGAGACTTGCGCGAGTCTGGAGCGATTGAGCAGGATAGTGATTTGGTTTTATTTTTATACGATGAAGCGAAGGTAAAGGATGATCCTAACAATGCTAATGCTGGGCTGACCGAGCTGTATAGCGGTAAGTTTAGGCATGGTGAAAACTTTACTTTAGCGCTTGAGCAGCAGTTGGCAAACTACCGATTTGTTAAGTCTGCTCATGGTGTTATTTCTCAAAATGAAGGTGTAAGACTATGAATAATGGCTATGTTAGTTTCAATCAATTACTAAAAAATGCGATGGCAAGAATAAGCGAAAGCCAGCGTGTAGACTCAGAAGGGCATAGGAAGTTTAGGCGAGAAATGCGCAAAACCTTCAATGACCCAGAAATGTTCACTCAAGGTGAGCAGAGGCCAGATCATGGGCTAACTAACAACAGGTGGATGATGTGGCGGATTTCTCGATAAAAATATCAGATACAAAAGGTGGTGGGTTGAGTTGTTTTATTGAGACCAATGGCTTTAAAGATGCCATGCCACTAGATGAAGAAAATACGTGTGCGAAAAGCATTTATTTTTTAATGATGATGCACTTATCTGAAATTGGGCTTGACGTTCCAAAGCCTGCATTTCAAGAAGATATGTTTGATTTTGACCGGAGTAATACATGAACGCACTAGACGTAACACTAGAAAAAATAACAAGCTATTTTCGTATACACGGGATATACCCTACTGTCGAATGGCTGGTTCGCAATATGGCTTTAAAAAGAAAAACAATAATTGACCGGCTAAAGCAGTTAAAACAAGCGGGATCAATAACGCTGGGAAATAAATTCGAGATAATAGGTGTGGCATCTAAGAAGCCTTGGCTGTGTATGCCTATTGTGGGGGTGGTGGCGTGAAAGAGCTACAGGAAGAGTTAAGGCGTTTGCGTAAAGAGCTAAAGCAAGAACAGCGAAAATTGATGAATGTATTGTTAAGCGATGAAGAAGCTCTATCAATAAACGAGTGTTGCGGAATGCTGAGGCGGCAAGCAAAGATGGTGAAGTCTGATATTAACCAGCTCTCTAAGTGATCCTTTGGTTTTTATTGCTTGACAAGATACGCTATTGCGTTACAATAATCCCATGATAAAGAAAAAGAAGTGCGAAAATATAAAATGTAACAAAGAGTTCTATGGAACTAAGCGTGCCAGATTTTGCTGTGATAAATGTAGAGTTACTAAGTGGAGAGAAAAAGATGCAGTTAAGAAAATGCGGGAAGCGGTTAAGTAATAAAATATAGCGCATTGTTAGTATTTTGAGTTAATGAACATGATTAAGCATTTAGATTTATTTACGGGGATCGGCGGATTTACATTGGCCGCCCAATTTTCTGGGATCAAAACGGTAGCTCAGTGTGAAATCGATAGTGAGTGCCGGAAGGTTCTTAACAAACATTGGCCTAAACTACCAAAACACAAAGATATTAGAGAGTTAAATGGTGAAGACTACACAGGAATCGACCTTATCACTGGTGGCTATCCATGCCAGCCCTTTAGTATTGCTGGAAAGCAAAAAGCGCATGAGGATGACCGCCACCTCTGGCCGGAAATGCACAGAATTATTACACAGGCAAAACCCACTTGGATCATTTGTGAAAATGTTTATGGTCACGTCACCCTGGGATTGGACGAAGTCCTTGCTGACTTGGAAGCCGGAGGTTACACCTCACAATCGTTTATTGTTCCGTCTATGGCCAACGGAGCAAACCATAGACGGAACAGAGTTTATATTGTGGCCCACGCCGCAGGCAATGGACGCAATGAAAGCGAGACCTGCACCAGCAATGGAAAAGATAATGACAAACGGGGGAAGGAAGAACAGGACGAAAGTCGGGACAATGAAAGATGCCGCAGTTTACGGCCTGAAATGGACGGGTACAGCCTCCCGACAGGGAGAAGGGGAACTAAGCCCCCGTCACTTAGAGTGGATGATGAACTACCCAGACGGATGGACAGAAACAGAATGCTAGGTAACGCTATTGATCCGATGATTGCGTATCAGCTAATGACGGCAATTAATGAATACTAACCTTGTTTTAAATTGCGCCATACGATGTAAAAAAGAGCGGCGGCATAAACCGTCAATTTGAAAACTGTTGTTATATTTTTGAGGTTAACACCATGTTCGATAAGAAAAAGTTTACAGTAACTAGCCAGCACTTACTGCTAATGAAAAGAATGTATATTAGCTATAACTCGTATTGTGAGTTCGGTGCGCCCGAAGTTAACCCTAAGCGGCCTTACGGGAACAGCGATGTTTATTATGATATAGGGGAGATTCTTGAGATTACCCCCTCGGGTGGCAGTGAAGACGACCCAGAATTTACAGCAGGCCAGGAAGTGGAAATGCTTAAGCTACACAAAGAGACTGAAACCGCATTACAGATAGCGGTAGTTACTGGATGTTTTGAATCTGGAGAGTATGAGGCTGATGAATACAGCTCTAATTGGGTAAAAATATAACCTAATAATGTGCTGCGTTTGAAGCGTAGCGGAAAACGTCAGAACTATTACGTTGTTATAAGGGCTTAACTAAAGAGGGTGTAAAGATGGAAATTACAACAGTACTAATTTTTATTCAGTTGGCTATGTTGCTGGCTCAAGCGTGGTGCGTATTTTTTAGCGTAAAAAACAAAAAAGACCCGATAGATGTATGGTGGGGTTTTGGTATGTGGGGATCAATACCAAGCTTAACAATAATGTGTATTGTTTTAGCCTTATAACC